ATCAACATCAAACGCTTTAGATAAAGGTGGTGACAACTTCAAAAAACTTTATAAAGATTCAGATGTCACAAAAAGAAACCGCAATGGACAGACTAGCTCGGGATTATATAGTTTGTTCATACCTATGGAATGGAACTACGAAGGATTCATTGATTCTTATGGGTTACCTGTATTCGAGACGCCGCAAACAGAAGTCAAAGGACCATACGGTGATTACATAGATATAGGTGTTATAAGTCATTGGCAAAATGAAGCAGAAGGTTTAAAAAACGATGGAGATGCTTTAAATGAATTTTATAGACAGTTTCCAAGAACTGAAGAACATGCTTTCAGAGATGAAACTAGAAACAGTATATTTAATTTAGCAAAAATATACGAACAAATAGATTATAACGAAGAGTTTGCTGAAGATTATTTAACAAGGGGTAATTTTCAATGGACAAATGGTATAAAAGATACAAAAGTTATGTTCTACCCAGATTTAAAAGGTAGATTTAAAGTGTCATGGGTACCAAAAGTATCACAACAAAACAATGTTATAATTAAAAACGGTATTAAATATCCTGGTAATGAGCATATGGGTGCTTTTGGTTGTGATAGCTACGACATATCAGGAACTGTTGACGGTAAAGGATCTAAAGGTTCTTTACATGGTTTAAGTAAGTTTAGTATGGAAGACTGCCCACCAAATCAGTTTTTCTTAGAGTATATAGCTAGACCACAGACTGCTGAGATGTTCTTTGAGGACGTTCTAATGGCTTTAATATTTTACGGGATGCCTATACTAGCAGAAAACAATAAACCTCGTCTATTGTATTATTTAAGAAGACGTGGTTATAGAGGTTTTAGTATGAATAGACCTGATAAAGTTTGGAATAAACTGTCAACAGCTGAAAAAGAAATAGGTGGTATACCTAACTCTAGTGAAGATGTTAAACAAGCGCACGCTGCAGCAATTGAAATGTATATACAAGATCATGTGGGTGATCAAGGTAAAATGTATTTTACTGAAACATTACAAGACTGGTCTAAGTTTGATATAAACAATAGAACAAAATTTGACGCAGCTATTAGTAGTGGTTTAGCTATTATGGCTTGTAACAGACATTTATATAACCCTAACGCTAACGTTGAAAAAAGAAAAATAAACATCAAAATAGCAAAGTATGAAAACAAAGGTACTTTGTCTAAATTAATAAAATAAGAATATGGCCGAATCAATAATGAAAGATTATTTTCCAAGTCAAGTAGCTCCAGATATTGAAAAAGTATCAGAAGAGTATGGCTTAAAGGTAGCTAAGGCTATTGAAAGCGAGTGGTTTGTTAGAGATGGTGTAACTTACAGGTTTGCTAACAATCAAGATAGTTTTCATAGACTAAGGCTATACGCTAGGGGAGAACAGTCTGTACAAAAATATAAAGATGAATTATCTATTAACGGTGATTTATCTTACCTTAATTTAGACTGGAAGCCAGTTCCTATTATACCTAAGTTTGTAGATATAGTAGTAAATGGTATTGCTGAAAGGATGTATGATATAAAAGCTTACTCACAAGATCCTTATGGTGTTGATAAGCGTACAAGATACATGGAGAGTATGTTGATTGATATGGCTAATAAAGAGTTTAACGAACAAGTTAAAGCTATATACGGTAAAGGAATATTACAAAATAACGAAGAAGATATACCAGAAAACAAAGAGGAGTTAGAATTACATATGCAGCTTAATTATAAGCAAGCTGTTGAAGTTGCTGAAGAACAAGCTATAGCTACTTTATTAGCTGGTAATAAATACGAGTTAACAAGAAAAAGATTTTATTATGATTTAACAGTGTTAGGTATTGGCGCTGTTAAAACTAGTTTTAATACATCAGAGGGTGTAACCGTTGAGTATGTTGATCCTGCTAATTTAGTTTGGTCTCATACTGATGATCCATATTTTGAAGATATATATTATGTTGGTGAAGTAAAAACAATACCTATAAATGAGTTAGTAAAACAGTTTCCTGAGTTATCAAACGAAGAATTAGAAGAAATATCTGGTCAAAGTTTTAGAAAAGCTGGTTATTATAATACAGCTCATGATTATGATGAAATAGATAAAAACCAAATACAAGTTTTATATTTTAATTATAAAACATATTCAAAAGAAGTATATAAAGTAAAAGATACAGCAACAGGTGGAACTAAAGTAATAGTTAAAGATGAAACTTTTAATCCTGTTTTAAACGATGCTTTAGAAGCTAGATTTGGTAAGCTTGAAAGACAAATAGAGGTTTTATATGAGGGTGCTTTAATATTAGGTAGCGACAAGTTACTTAAATGGGAGCTTGCTAAAAACATGATGAGACCTAAGAGTGACTTTACAAAAGTTAAAATGAACTACAATATAGTTGCTCCTCGTATGTATAAAGGTAAAATTGAATCATTAGTTGGTAGAATAACAGGTTTTGCTGACATGATACAGTTAACTCATTTAAAGTTACAACAAGTATTAGCAAGGATGGTACCAGATGGTATATTTATGGATGCTGATGGTTTAGCTGAAGTTGATTTAGGTAATGGTACTAATTATAATCCACAAGAAGCATTAAACATGTTCTTCCAAACTGGTAGTATAATTGGTAGATCTTTAACTGCTGATGGTGATCCTAATATGGGTAAAATACCTATACAAGAAATATCTAGTGGTAACGGTGGTGGTAAACTACAAAGTTTAGTACAGACATATAATTATTATTTACAAATGATAAGAGATGTGACCGGTTTAAATGAAGCTAGAGATGGTAGTACTCCTGATAAAAATGCTTTAGTTGGTGTTCAAAAAATAGCTGCAGCTAATAGTAATACAGCTACAAGACATATATTACAAGCTGGTTTATTTTTAACAGCAGAGGTTGCAGAGGCGTTATCATTAAGAATATCAGATATATTAGAGTTTTCACCTACAAAAGATGCCTTTATACAAGCTATAGGTGCTCACAATGTTGGTACATTAGAAGAAATGGCAGAATTACATCTATATGACTTTGGTATATTTATTGAATTAGAGCCAGATGAAGAAGAAAAACAATTGTTAGAAAACAATATACAAATGGCTTTAACACAGCAAAGCATAGAACTTGAAGATGCTATTGATTTAAGAACAATTAAAAATGTTAAACTTGCAAATCAATTATTAAAAATAAGACGTAAGAAAAAGCAAGAAAGAGATCAACAGTTACAACAACAAAATATAAAAGCTCAAGCTGACGCTAATGCTCAAGCGCAAGAAGTAGCAGCTCAAGCAGAAATAAAGAAACAACAAGCAATAGTTGAAATGCAAAGTCAGTTAGAAAAAATAAAAGCTGATATGGCTAGTAAAAAATTACAAGAAGAAACTGTGCTTAAAAAAGATTTAATGAATCACGAGTTTGAATTAAACATGAAATTAAAAAACATGGAAGATCAAGCTATTGATAAAAAAGAATCTATAAAAGAAGATAGAAAAGACCAGAGAGTAAAATTACAAGGTGAAGAGCAAAGAAAAAGCAAGAGAGCTGCTAAAAACTTTGAATCTTCAGGTAATGATACTTTAGGGCAGGGAATAGACATGAGCGTGTTTAATCCTAGATAATTTGTTTAATTATATAATATTATATTATGGCTAAAAAAGAGAAAGAAGTAGTTGAAGAAGTTCAACCTACTGAAACTGAAGTAAAAGCTAATGAGGAAGTTTTAGAAGAAGGTGGTGATATGAAAATGAAAGCACCTAAACCTAAAAGACCTAAACAGCTTGTCGAGCAAGATACTGAAATTAAAAAAGTTGATCTTAGCAAGGCTAAAGAAGAGGTTACAGAAGATAATGTAACAAAAGTTGATATGTCAACAAAAGAGGAAGAACAACCTGAGGAAAAAGTTGTTGAAGAAGTTAAAGAAGAAACTAAAGAAGAGGTTAAAGAAGAAACACCTGTGCTTGAAGAAATTACTGAAGAGCAAAAGGAAGAAATAACTGAAGAAATAGTTGAAGCTAAAACAGAACAACTAAAAGACCAGGTTGAAGAAGCTGTAGAACAATCACAAAATACAGCTGAACCTTTACCGGAAAATATTCAAAAAGTTGTAGACTTTATGAATGAAACTGGTGGAAGTCTTGAAGAATATGTTAGATTAAATCAAGATTATAGTAACTATGATGACAATCAATTACTAAGAGAATATTATAAACAAACTAAATCACATCTTACTGATGATGAAATTAGTTTTTTAATGGAAGATCAATTTTCTTATGACGAAGAAGCGGATGAGGAAAGAGATGTTCGCAGAAAAAAATTGGCGTTAAAAGAGCAAGTTGCAAATGCCAAAAGCCACTTAGACGGGCTAAAGTCTAAATACTATGAAGAGATCAAAGCTGGTGTTAAGTTAACACCTGATCAACAAAAGGCTGTTGACTTCTTTAATAGATATAACAAGGAACAAGAGGTTAGTCAAAAAGACCATGAGCAGAAAACATCTATATTTAATAAGGAAACTAATAAAGTTTTTAACGATACTTTCAAAGGTTTTGAATATAAAGTTGGAGACAAAAGATTTAGATTCAATGTTAAAGATGTTAATAAGGTTAAGACAAGCCAAAGTGATATTACTAATTTTGTTAAAACTTTCTTAAATGAAAAAAATGAAATGAGTGATGCTGCTGGCTATCATAAAGGCTTATTTACTGCTATGAACGCTGATGCTGTTGCTAATCATTTTTACGAGCAAGGTAAAGCAGATGCTATAAAAGATAGTGTTGCTAAAGCTAAGAACGTAAGTATGGACCCTAGACAAACACATAAAACTGTTGAGGCTGGTGGTATAAAAGTAAAAGCTATTAGTGGTTTTGATTCAAACGACTTCCGAGTTAAAATCAGAAAATAAGTTTAACAAAAATTAAAAATTAGAAACTATGAGTTTTTTAACTTCGCCAAGTACATTGGCAAACTTAAATCACGTCACGCCGAGACCTACACAAGGGTTATTTAACGATAACTATCTCTCATTTGACAGTGATACAGGTGGTGGGACATTTGCACAGCAATTCTTGCCAGAAATTTATGAAAAAGAAGTAGAGAGATTCGGTAAAAGAACTATCTCTGGATTCTTAGGCATGGTAGGTGCTGAAATGCCTATGGCTTCTGATCAGGTTATCTGGTCTGAGCAAGGTAGATTACACATCGCATATGAAATCGATGGAACAAACGTTAAAGTTAACAGTAACACTGGTAACACTATCGATCTTCCTAGCGGTCACTTAATTCAAAATCATGACACTATCATTGTAGCTAACGCTGATGCTAGTAAGGTACTAAAATGTCTTGTTGTAAACGATGCTGTATTAGCAACAAGAATTCAAGTAGCTCCTTATGCTCAAGCAAACTTAGATAGCTCTAATGCTGGAGAAGTTGATTTTGATGCAGATGAAGCTGTAAACATTTTTGTTTACGGTACTGAGTATAGAAAAGGATCTTCTGAAACAACAAGATCTATGGATGCATCTTTCACTAAGTTTAGCAACAAACCAGCTATTATCAGAGACAGATACCAAGTTAATGGTTCTGACACTGCACAAATCGGTTGGGTTGAGGTTACTTCTGAAAACGGTGCTTCTGGATACTTATGGTACTTAAAATCTGAGCATGAAGCAAGATTAAGATTTAATGATTACATCGAAATGATGATGATTGAAGGTGAAAGCGCAGGTGCAAACTTTGCTGGATCTGGAGATTACGCTGTTGGTGGTACTCAAGGATTATTCTCTGCTTTAGAAGAAAGAGGTTTAGTATTTGACGCTCCAACTTTTGACATCTATACAGCGGCAGCTAGTACTGCAACTGGTCCTCAATATAATCACAATGGATTAGCTGAGTTTGATTTAATCTTAACTGAATTAGACAAGCAAGGTGCTATTGAAGAGAATATGATGTTCTTAGATAGAGCTACTTCATTAGACATTGATAACATGTTAGCTGCTCAAAATAGCTACGGTGTTGGTGGTACATCTTACGGTGTATTTAACAACTCTGAAGATATGGCGCTAAATTTAGGTTTCTCTGGTTTCAGAAGAGGTTCTTATGACTTCTATAAAACTGACTGGAAATACTTAAATGACTCTGTAACAAGAGGACTTATTGGTGATGTCTTAGGTGTTATCGTACCAGCTGGTACTTCAACAGTTTATGACGAATCTCTAGGTAAGAATATCAAAAGACCTTTCTTACACGTGAGATATAGAGCTTCTGAAGCTGATGACAGAAAGATGAAATCATGGATCACTGGATCTGTTGGTGGAAACTATACTTCATCTGCTGATGAAATGGTAGTTAATTATCTATCAGAAAGATGTTTATGTGTTCAAGCTGCGAATAACTTCGTATTATTGAAAAAATAAGTATCACATTATTAAAAGCAAAGGGAGCTTCGGCTCCCTCGGCTTTTATTTTTACAAACTTTTTAATTATATTATATCATGGAAAAAAACAACACTCCTACATGGGAGTTTAAAGACAGAACGTATGTTATTAAAGGTGCAAATCAACCACCTTTAG